TCTTCATTACCTTCTTCACAGTCGGTTTCACAACCTTTAACAAAAGATCAGCAAGAGGCTTTGCAAGCAGTGCAGAGGTCGTCGCGACTACAGCAATTGAGGCGGTAACAGTTACAGCACCTGGTGATGGTAGGTTAGCAACAATTTGATCTGGTATATTTAAATTTTCAAATACAGGGAGACATTCCTTTCCTACTGTCTCATACCTGACTATCTTTTTATTGTTTTGTAATACTTTTCCTACAGGGTTCTTTAACTGCTGCTCTCTTGTAGGACACTCTGCTATTGCAGCATCGGTTTTAGGATCTGGTGGTGCTTCGCTATCTGTTTTAGTATCCTCTTCTTTCTCAGGAGATTTGATAGGTGGAGGTGGGGGTGCCTCCGTTGTTATATCTAATTTATCTGGATCGTAATCAATAGGATAAAAACTAGGTGTTCCAGCATCACAAAATGTCTGGACACCATCCTTATCGTCATCCTTTAGTGTTTGATTCTCACTACTATCTCTATGCGACTCAACACATCCAGGAATATTAACAATAGGAATACCCACCTGTGTAGTCACGGGTGGGTATATTGGCACTGCATGTGATGGAGTCTTTAACCAATCAGGTGTATCGTTAATAATTAAATTACTAACTTGTCCGATACCTATATCAATATTACCTAATTGTATCTCTGGAATCATCAGTCTTTACTAGAATGGAACTGCACCACCAGTAGCAGCAGGCATACCCATAGCACCACCAGTAGCATCAGGAAGTTCTGGCATTGCAGCGTCCATCATTCCAGGAAGTTCTGCAGTGATTGCTTCTGCTGCTGCAGATGCAACTTGAGATTTGATGTTCTCAACAATAGAATCCTTATTGAGATATAGTGCAGTACCACCACCGACGATACCTGCAGTTCCTACAAATGATAGAACTGCTAAAACATTAATTACTTTTTGCATGATTTCAGTATTTTCATTATACTATCTAGTCATCAACAAAGTATCGATCTAAAACATCAATACGTTCTTGTTCCTTTGCAATCAAATCAATTTGGTCTTGGATAGCACTCATAATATCCGGATGCTCACCAATACCGACAGGACTTCTAAAATAAACCTCGACATTCATCTTGGCTCTTTTGATATTTCCAATAGCACTTGATTTAAGTGCATCAATCATTTCTCTTCTCATTTTAATCCTTTACAATGTTACAAGTTAATTCGCAGTTTTCACCTTCAAATTCAGAGTCTGGAATAAAGGGGGCAGATCCGCAGATAGCACTTCTACACCAACGTACCGTGCTGCCTGCGGATTTCTTTGAGTTGCTCAAAGTCCTTTTGTTTTGTTCCTCCATCATAAGCCCAAGCATACCCCTTTTCAATCATTTGTTCGTTGAGAGATATCTCTTGGTCTCCGATATATAGCCATCCTAGCAACCTACCGTATTTACCCATTCCACCAATAAGCTCAGTTCGGATAAGAAGATCTTCTTCTCCAGCAATTGCATCCTCAAGTTGTTTTTCCAACCAGTACGTTGCATCAATTCCAAGTGCCTTCTCCTCTAAATTTCTAGTTCTTTTTTCTGGTGTATCAACGCCTGCAACTCGAACTCTCTCTTTTTTAAAGAGATCAAATCCTAAGTCGATTGTAACGTCGATTGTATCACCATCAACAACTCGGTTAATCTCAACTACGCGGAAGTTGTAACACGACTTCCTGCTGGGTGGTATCATTGTTGCCATAATTCATCTCCTTGGCATCTGCTGCCATTACTATTCCTAATAACGTGATTGCTGCTGATATGACGGCACCAGCACCCCATACCCACTTTTCCAATTTACGAACTCGCGCACGAAGTTCGTCAACCATATCAGAGTCTCCACCACCTTCAAGTTGTTCAACTCTGTGTTTTAAGAGTGCTATCTCCTGATCCTGTTGTGCGTCCTTCAGTTCGATCTGGTTCGGCATCTTTCAACTCCTCAAATGCTTCCCCTAATATGTATACAACTACAAACAATGCACCTGCAAGTGCAAGTATCACACAGATAATTACTGACCATACAGGATCATTCACATTATCAAGAGGGCGTAATAATAAATTCATAATCTATTACCACTATTTGCAGATGGTATTAGTTGATATGCCATTTTGTCTCTCAACTTATTGACACGTTCATCATCATATTGTTTAAAGTTACCACGTTTTTCTACTTTTTTATAGTAGTGTAGTGCATTGAGGATGATGGCATAATCATCCATATCTAATTCAAAATTCATTAGCAATCATTAAATACAGAACCAACAGTAGAACCAACACTAGAACCTACTCTACCGCCCAAGAGCGATACCCAACCAGCTGCTAACCATCCAACATATGGGATACCAATCACAGCAGGAACTCCGACTCCAGCAGCAATACTAGTTCCCGCCATCGCACCTTGTGACCGTGCTCCAGCGTCCGCCACGATGCACTCTATGTCTTTCGCAGACTTTCCCTCGCCATCTAGTGTGGCACCTCCTAAGTTACGAGTGCCATCCATAGTGAATTGATCTGTGCGCCATTCACGGCGACTCTCAGTTCCACCTCCAAAGAGACCTCTCTTATTACTATCTGAAGATAATGATCTTTGAGATTCTAGGATGGCAGGATCGTTTGCTTTATATTCTATTGTATATCCATCCTTTCCTGCTTCTACTTTATATGATGAATAATCACCCGCAGGAAAGTTGATGACTGGATATTGAGGTCCTTTAGATTTTATTAAATGACCGAGTGCTCCAATATGGGCGAAGGCAATAACGCCACCAATACTAAGAGCACACAATTTAAAAGTAGAGTTTGCCATGTTTACATCTTGTATTGTTGATCGGTTGACCCAAATCCAATTTGTATTGGTGCTTGTTCAATGCGAATAGTTTGGGCAGGTGCAGTTTGTGCTGCTGCTTGAATCAATCTTTCCATATCTGCTTTACTGATTCCGCCACCATTACCACCGCCACCTTCTCCTGCTTTCTTTGCAGCCTGGACACCGAAAGTAGCTAAAACTCCGGTGAAGACGCTGGCTATAAAAGTGGGATCTAGTTTTTGTTCTGGAATACCAAGTGCTGGTGGAAGTTTGATGTATGCCAGCGTGAGTATTCCCCCAGACCAGACAAGAATGCCAAGTCGAACAAAAGTAGAAAGAATAGCGAGCTGTTCCTCTTTATCATCTGCTGCCTCCTTGATTTTTCCGAGAAGACCTTTCTTTTTAGGTTCTTCCTTCTTTACTTCTTCGGGCATTGATAGAAATCCAAGGCATTTCTATTTATGGGTCAAGTATTTCGACAGAAATATTTGTTTGATTTATTTGATTGTATTTTTGACAAAGAACATCACTTGATTGATGTTCCCATTTGTGATACGCATCCTTGAGAGCTTGTAGATAATCAGTTCCACCGTAACCTACCATTTCATTGGCAACGATTTTCTTGATTAACACATCCCTTGTTAAATGTGTCATATGTAAATAGTTGTTGTCCAATAACAAACTCTTACATTATAAGACTTAAAGGATTAGTTCAAAGAGTTTGCTTTGGGTGATTGTTCCGATTTCCTTATCGGGTGATATTATTTAGTAAGATAACCATTTTCAACTAACCACTCACGGGTCTTTGGAGTCGGATCATAATCAGACCACATAGTACCTGCAGCACAAGATTGAAGTGCCCTCATAGTCATATTTTCAGTTTTACCTGCCCAGGTTGCTTCCTTTTCCCAAGGAATAGCAGAGGGTTGTAATAAATATGCTCTCCGTGCCATCTCTTGCCACATCTCAGGAACATCATCCTCATGATGAATAATGGCAATCAAACTGTTGTCAATCGTACCTGCCATACAATCTTGAGCAGCGTGCCACCCTTCATGACGCATTACACTCATCAATACATGAGGACGATGCATAAATGTTTTATTCAGAAAGAAATTATTACTGACAGTATGATAGACACCACGATGTCCTACTGGGAAATATTTTTCATCTGCTAGAAACACGTTAACTCCGACCTGGTTAAGGGCGACAAGCATAGAGTTGAATTCGTTAGCAACAGAATCAAAATCGTCAGTATTGGGATACTCACCAGAAACATCCAAAAGACTGAAGACCTCTTTAACTTCATCCTTACACTCTCTGAGTAACATACATCCCATCGAATGATTGGTATAATATTCGTTATCTTTTAGGGGGTCTG